TAGACATCGTAGACATCATTGATGGGAAGGATGAGTTCGCCAGTACCATTGCAAATACCTTTGAAGTATGGAATACCTTACGTCAGGAGTGGCGTGATGAAAAGAGGGAACTGAGACAGTATCTCTTTGCTACATCCACCCTCACTACATCCAATGCTAAGCTACCATGGAAGAACTCCACAACTTCTCCTAAGCTTACACAGCTACGTGACAATCTCCATGCCAACTATATGGCTGCACTATTCCCCAATGACAACTGGTTAAACTGGGAAGCTGATGACAGGGAGAGCGCCAAAGGTACTAAGCGTACAGTTATTGAAGCCTACATGAAGAACAAGACACGCCAAGGACAGTTCCGTCCTATCATGAGTCAGCTTGTATATGACTTTATTGATGAGGGTAACGCCTTCGCCACTGTAGATTACTACGATGAGACACGTACAGACGAAGAGACAGGAGAGATTCTCCCCGGTTTTGTAGGCCCTAAGCCTGTCCGTATCAGCCCTAACGACATTGTCTTTAACCCACTCGCCCCTGACTTCGACTCAGCCCCTAAGATCATTAGATCAGTTACATCCCTTGGTGAACTTAAGGTAGACCTAGAGGAACACCCTGAGAAGGGTTACCTCGCTGAGGTATTTAACCTTATGGTAGAGAACCGTAACAAGGTCTCTGCAATCAACCACAACGATACCAATAAGAATGATGCCTACATTGTTGACGGGTTCTCCTCGATACACCACTACTACTCCTCAGGTTACGTAGAGTTACTAGAGTTTATCGGGGACCTATATGACACAACGACTAAGACTTTATATAAAAATCATATTATCACAGTGGTGGACAGACAGCATGTTATCCGAACAATTCCAAATCCTACGTGGCGTAAAAGTCTCGTCAGACACGTTGGTTGGCGTCTACGCCCTGATAATCTTTATGCTATGGGTCCACTCGACAATCTGGTAGGACTTCAGTATCGTATCGATCACCTTGAAAACCTTAAGGCTGATGTATTTGATTTGATTGCACACCCTGTCATGAAGGTTCAAGGGTATGTTGAGGACTTCAACTACGGTCCCGGTGAACGTATCTATGTAGGAGATGATGGTAATGTTGATTTTATTCGTCCTGATACTACTGCTCTTAACGCTGACAATCAGATCGCTGAGTTAGCTAACCGTATGGAAGAGATGGCAGGAGCGCCTCGTCAGGCTATGGGTATCCGTACCCCCGGTGAGAAGACTGCCTATGAAGTACAGACATTGGACAATGCAGCTGGTCGCATCTTCCAGAATAAGATCACATACTTTGAACAGATGTTCATGGAGCCTCTCCTCAATGATATGCTTGAGGTATCCAGACGTAACATGAATTCCTTAGACGTTGTACAGTCTATTGACAATGAGCTAGGTGTTAAGGTATTCCAAGACATTACAAAGGATGATCTCAATGGCAGAGGGCGTCTATACCCTATGGGTGCCAGACACTTTTCAGCCAAGGCTAACCTACTCCAGAACATTACCAACTTCTCTAACTCAGCTATAGGACAGGACCCGGCAGTGAACGTACACATGTCAGGTAAGAAGATTGCCAAGATTGTGGAAGAGGTTCTTGATCTGGAGAAGTACGGTATCTACAAAGAGAACGTCCGTATCTTTGAACAGATGGAGACCCAGCAACTAGCCCAATCAGCACAGCAAGTAAGTGCAGAACAACAAGGACTACCACCGGAAGGAGCACCTGATGACCAAGCAGCTGGCAACGAAATGGACATCCCACCTCAGTAATAAGACAGAGAAGGATAACTTTGCTGAATATGTACGTAGTGCCTCAGCTATCTTTGAGAGATTAGAACAAATACTAGAAGAAAAAGAACCTACCTCATCTGAGGCAGACTACGAAAAGGCAAGCTGGCCCTACTATAGGGCTGATCAAGACGGGTACTCCCGTGCATTAAAAGACATTAGGAAGCTTTTTCCTATTGACTTAACTGAATAAATAGAGTATACTTATTAACAATAGAGAGAGACCATCTCAATGACTGCTTTTGACCCTGTTACAACTACAACCCCAACACTAGAACCTACCCCAGTTGCACAACAAGCAAGTGCATTTGAGGAGCTTGTAGGCGAAGGAAAGAAGTTCGGAGACACAGAAGCTCTTGCTAAAGGAAAGCTAGACTCTGATGCCTTCATTGCTAAACTCCAATCCGAACAAGCAGAACTACGAGCAGAGCTAGACAAACGGATGACCTCCGAAGAAGTCCTAGCAAAGATTCAAGAAGCCAATTCTGCCAATCAAACTATGGGGGAGAACACCACTCCTCAGCTAAGTGAAGATAAAGTTGCAGAACTTGTCAAGTCAACCTTGGAATCGACTCGTACTGAAGAAAGCAAAGGCTCCAATCTACGATCAGTTGACGCAAAGCTGGTAGAGATGTACGGAGAGAAAGCTGGAGCGATGTTACATCAGAAGGCACAAGAGTTAGGCATTAGTGTCGACTTCCTTCAAAGCGTAGCAGAGACTAGCCCCAATGCATTCTTTAATACTATCGGAGTACAAGCTCCGGTTAAGTCACCAACAGTTAACACTGGCACAGTCAACACTCAGGTACTGGCTGATGTTAACGCAAGTTCAAGTGTCTCTGCTGAAAGTAAAGCTTACTATGATGCTCTACGTAAGGACAACCCTAAGGAATACTGGAAACCTAACGTACAGAATAAGATCATGCAGCTAACAGCGGAAGGCAAGTATCTTTAATCTAACTTAGAGGAAACACTTCATGACTACTACTCAAGATGTAGGTCACCTAACACGGAGTTCCGTTTGGTCAGGCCAGTTAAAGGACGTCCTTGAAGACGACCTAATGTCACAAAGCTATGTCGATTGGATGACAGAGTTCCCTGATGGGGACACTTTCAATATCCCATCCATCGGTGAAGCACAGGTAGAAGACTACGTAGAGAACGGTGCTGTTAACTATGCTCCGCTTGATACTGGTAACTTCCAATTCTCAATCAGTGAGTACCTTTCTTCTGGTATCTACATTACTAACAAAGCTAAGCAGGACATGTACTACATGTCTCAACTGGTTTCCAAGTTCGTTCCTAAGCAGCAACGCGCTATCATGGAAAATGTAGAATCCACGATCCTAGGTCTCCAGTCACAACAGACTGCGTCAGCCCTTAACAACATCAATGGTGCACCCCACCGTTTTGTTGCTTCAGGTACTAACGAAGTTATGGCTGTTGCTGACTTTGCAAAGGCACGTTACTCCTTGAAGAAGGCCAACGTTCCTGATACTAACCTTGTTGCCATCGTTGATCCTTCGGTAGAGTACACGATTAATACTTTGACGAACCTGACTAACGTATCCAACAACCCACGTTGGGAAGGTATTGTTGAGACGGGTGTTGCAACTGGAATGTCGTTCATTAGGAACGTGTTCGGTTTCGATGTCTATGTTTCTAACAACCTCTCCACTGCTAACGAGACCATCGACGGTGTAACAACTGCTGCTGGTAAAGCTAACTTGTTCTTCTCTGCTTCATCTGATGTACTTCCTTTCGTAGGTGCATGGCGTCAAATGCCAACAGTTGATTCAAGCTACGAGAAAGACAACCAGCGTGACGAATATGTTACGACTGCTCGTTACGGCGTGAAACTGTACCGTCCAGAGAATCTTGTTACGATTCTTTCTGACACTGACCAAGTTTAATAGGAGGATATAATTATGACTGCTAGTGAATTATGGGTCAACAGTGATGGTCTTGAAGTCCGGTTTGGTTCAGAGAAGTCTGCTAAAAGTCTTGGGGGCCACACAGCTTTCCAAGGTGACTCGCACGAAGTTCGCCTGAATATCATAGCTACTTCAGTACCAGCTGCTGATGCCCCTGCTGACAAGAAGGTTTCACTACCTTCTGGTGCTTACATTGAGTCTGCTACTCTCATTGTTAAGACTGCGTTTTTATCTGCTGGTGCTGCTACGTTGGATGTTGGTCTTATGACTGATGACAATGATGGTACGTACTCAACTAAAGATGATGACGGTATTGATGCTGCAATTGCTAAAGCTACACTTGTAGCTGACGCTTCTATTGCATGTAATGGTGCTTTGATTGGTACGACTATTACGGATGCTAATACGCTTCCAATGCCAATCTCGTACGGTTACGGAACAGCTGTTTTCACAGCTGGTGAAGCTGATCTTGTTATCAAGTATCGCGTCACTTAAGTAACTAAAGTATATCTGGGGAGGTCTATAGTATAGGCTTCCCCAGTTTACTATCTAACCTTAGAAGAGAGTACCCACATGGCAGACGTTCAACATAATACAATGACAGGAGCTGATCTCCATGAACCCAAAGGGGCTGGTGCTGCTTCAGCTAGTACAGTTTACGTAGCAAACGGTTCTGGTACTGGAACGTGGCAAAAGATTTCAACTAGTGAGATTGATGCTACCTTTAATAACGCAAACCTTCTTGCAATGACCTTAGACTTTGACGATCTTGCTACCGCCCATTCTCGTTTTGTAGTTGCCCCTATTGCTGGAACTATTACTAAAATCTACAGTGTTCTTGATCAAGCAATCGCCACTACTGATACAATTCTTACAGCTAAGATTGCAGGAACTAATGTAACTAGCGGAGCAATTACGATTGCTTTCTCAGGTTCAGCAGCAGGAACAGTAGATGTTGCTACTCCTTCTGGGGCTAACACAGTAACAGCTGGGCAAGCAATAGAAATTGCAGGTGATGGTGGAACTAACACTAGTGATGCTCATGCTAACATTACAATTCTTATGGATGTAAGTTAATGGCTAAACTAACCACAAGCGATCTTACCACACTGACTAACGAGACTTCTGCTGTTGCCACAATGAATGCTAACAATGCATTGATTGAAACTGCAATAGAGAATACTTTGTCCCGTGATGGTACTACACCAAACACGATGTCAGCTGATATTGATCTTAATGGTAATGACCTTCTTAATATAGGAACATACAGTTTCAGTGGTACTGCAACCCTATCTGATACTTTAGGGTATGCTGAGGAGTGGGCTAACAAAGCTGAGAACAGCCTAGTTAGCACTTCCGCAGGGGGGGATGGCTCTACAGAGTACTCGGCCCTCCACTGGGCTGCTAAGGCTGCTGCTGATAAAGTCCTAACAGCTGCTGATGTAGTCAGTACAGGGGCTGACGTTACGTCAACCAATGCTGATGTTGTTCTCACAGCTGCTGATGTTATAGCAGCCGGAACAGCAGCAACTGATGCACTAGCAGCAAAGATTACAATATCAACAGCATCACCTACCGGGGGTTCCGATGGGGACATCTGGTTTAAAACAACAACGTAGGGAAAGAATATTATGTCAGCTTTATCAGATTCCGCAGAAGCACTTATACTAAATTGGCTTATGACTACAGGCACAGCTGTAAGACCT